CACCCACAAGGTGGCTTTTTTGCTTTTAGGGCGGTTTATTGGGTTTGTTTGCATTATTATATATAAGGAAGATTAATCCCATTCTGACAGCCGACCCTTCCCGGCATGACGACTCAGAGACAGCTTGGGATACCCACTGAGATAAGGAATTACAATGTCATCTACATTTACACAACCACTACGCATTAACAAGCGTAACAACCCATCTAACGACGGCACAATCGCCCCAGATAACACTGGCGCTGCCCGTATTAGTCAACAACAGTACATCACCAACCCAATTACAAGCACAACTGCTTCTGCAACTACTTTAACAACAGCAGACATCGGTACTACTACAGTAGTTCCTTTTGTGTTGCCAGCGGGTGCAATCATTGAAACGTTTGAGCTCTATCAAGACGTAGTACCAACCGGTTTAACTGGTGGTGTAATTACTATGTCTATCAGCATTACCAATCCATCAACTGGCGCTATCACTACTACTGCTATCGGTACAATTACCCCAACAGCAGCTGGTGGCCGTATTGCTGGTGTGTTTACAGCAACTGCTGCAACTGCAGCTATCATTGGTAACATTGGTCCACTTGACGCTACATTGACTTTCTCTGCAGCTACTGTTACTGCCAACACCGGTACATTGGGTGGCACATTCTCTGTTAACTACACAGCACGTAACACTGATGGTTCTATTGTTGCCTACGGTTCTGGTTATACAAATAACTAATTAAGACGGCGGGGAAACCCGCCTCTTTCACCGTCTAGGAGAAATCATGCGTCAAGTAGTCGTAACAATTCCCACAGCTGGAACAACAACCGACCCAGTTATTCTTGATCAATATCAAGCACCTTTTCAAGTTACTTATGTTAACTCAGGATCTGGTACAGTTCAAGTTTCTGCAACAGATCCCTATCCAGTTAGCGGAGTAACTTTTACAACCGCAACTTTCACTTGGGTTACTGCACCAACAACTGCGCCAAATGCAACTGGATTTTTAGCACAGCCTTACCGTGCAATCCGCATCAATGGCGGAACAGCTGGCGATACATTAACAGTTATCCAGTCTGGCGTTAAGGGCTAGTAATGCCTGTCTACCTTGATACTCGAGGTAATTCAGTCCTGTCTGTGGCGATCTGCGATCGCTGCAGTAGGAAATTTGCGTACACAGATTTAATGCCCGATCCAAACTTTCCGGGCATGAGAGTATGTAAAGAGGACAAAGACAATTTTGATCCTTGGCGTTTACCAGCTATTCAAACAGAAAATATTGCATTGCGCTTTCCGCGCCCAGACGTATCCGTTGCAACTGGTCCTGTATCAGGACAGCAAGTAGTCACGGGACCAGCACCAGAGGGACCAATTGATAGTCCTCCCGGACAGCTCGTACGCAAACCAAACAACCCCGGACGTAATTCAGTATTTATTACTCGGGATAGAAATAAGTCGACAACAGCCGGTGAGTCTGGCGATATAATTATATAAAGAAAATAATACATGTCTGACCAAAGCATAAGTCAACTACCAGTCGCAACTACCATTACAGGTAATGAGCTTACTGTTGTTGTACAAAACGGTATTACCAAACAAACTCAGGTATCTCAGATTGCTAACGCCATATCGCCGGGTAAACTCATTAACTACCTGTACTTTGATACGGGTAGTAATTTAATTGTTGTATATACAGACTCAACAACACAAAACTTAGGTCCAATACCCGGCTACATTGCCGCAACTATTCGATCTGACGGCCACTTAATTTTGACCAACTCCACTGGCGGCACAACTGACGCCGGTTCTGTATTTGCAACATTAAGCCAAACATTTTTAACAAAGAATAACGAAACTGCTACGTTACCAAACAGCCAGCAGCTTATCGCTGGTTCTAACATCTCGTTAGCATACGGTACAAACAACGTTACTATTAGTACTTCTGGCGCAGCTGGTAGCTTAAACGGCGCTGGTACAGGATTTATTGTAAAAGACTCAAGCAATACTGTTATTGCTCGCACACTTACTAGCACAGCTGGTATTAGCATTACAAATCCTGCTGGACTTGCTGGCAATCCAATTATCAGCCCGTCTTTAAAATTAGCAGACATTCAAAATTTAGCAACAACAGGACTTTTAGCTGTTGTTGGTGGCACTACTGTAGTTGACCGTAATATTGTTGGTACAGCATCCCAAATTACTGTAGTTGGTGGTGATGGTTCTGCCAACCCAACAATTAGTCTTGCAACTAATCCAGTATTGCCCGGTACAGGATCTACCGTTGTACCAACCGGTACAACAGCGCAGCGCCCCGGTGCGTTAGCTGGTCAGATTCGTTTTAATACATCATTAAACGTATTTGAAGGACAAGATAACAGCGGTACATGGCAGACATTAGCCCTTGGTGGCGGTGTAACAGCAATTACCATGGGAACCGGGTTAAATGGTACTTCCAACCCGATTACTTCTACAGGTACTATCAGTATTGCCAACACTGGTGTAACAGCTGCTAGTTATGGTTCAGCTACACAAGTTCCCGCTATTGCTGTTAATGCTCAAGGACAAATTACTTTTGCATCTAACGTAACTATTACTGCAGGCGGCATTGGCGCTGTTACTGCAGTTAACGGTACAGCAAACGAAATTACATCAAGCCAAGTTGGCACTGTTGTAACACTAAGCCTTCCAAGCGCACTAACCTTCACTGGTAAGACAGTAACCGGTGGTGCGTTTAACATGACATCTGCCACGGTTGGTAGTGACACAGTTACAACAAATACAGCAACTCAAACTCTCACTGGTAAAACAATTAGTGGTTCTACAAACACACTAACTAACATTCCAAACAGTGCTTTAGTAAATAATTCTGTTACTTATAACGGTGTTGCAGTTGCTTTAGGTTCCAGTGGTACAATTACAGCCGTTAACCCAAATGCACTTACAATTGGAACTGGTTTAAGTGGTACTAGCTACACTGGCGCGGCCCCTGTAACCATTGCGATTGACAGCACAGTAGCAACATTAACTGGCTCACAAACATTAACTAACAAGTCAATTAGTGGCTCGACAAATACATTTACTAATATTCCTAACAGTGGATTGACAAACAGTTCAATCACGTTAGGCACAACCAACATTGCACTTGGTGCCACTTCATTAACACCAGCTGGTTTAACAAGTGTTACAGTAACACAAAACCCAGTGGCAGCTTTAGACCTTGCCACAAAACAATATGTTGACGCTATTGCACAAGGACTAGATCCTAAGGCATCTTGCGTTGCTGCTACTACAGCAAACATTACTTTATCTGGCACACAGACAATTGACGGTGTTGCTTTAATTGCTGGTGATCGTTGCTTAGTTAAAAATCAAATAACCACCGCAAACAACGGCATTTATGTAGTATCAGCAAGTACTTGGACTCGTTCAACTGACATGGAGGTGTGGGCTGAAGTGCCCGGCGCGTTTACCTTTATTGAGCAAGGAACAACCCTAGCAGACACTGGTTGGGTATGTACATCAAACGCTGGTGGTACCATTAACGTTACGCCGATTACTTTTGTTCAGTTTGCTGGTGTTGGTTCATACACAGCCGGCACAGGTTTAACACTCACTGGCACACAGTTTAGTATTACCAACACAGCGGTTACTGCAGGCTCTTATGGTTCTGCAAGCACTGTGCCAACATACACAGTTAACGCACAAGGCCAACTAACTGCAGCAAGCAATACAACAATTAGTATTGCCCCAAGTCAAATTAATGCAACAATTCCTAACAGTGGATTGACAAATAGCTCAGTAACTATTGGATCTAGCTCGTTATCGTTAGGTGGTACATTAACTACTTTAGCTGATGTGTCAATTAGCGGTGCTACAAACACACTAAGCAATATTGGTAACAGCAGCTTAACAAACAGCTCTATTACCATTAACGGTAGCTCTGTAAGTCTTGGTGGTTCCACAACAGTAACAGCCACAGCAACTAATGCGCTAACTATTGGTACTGGACTAACTGGCACAAGCTACAACGGCTCTGCTGCGGTCACTATTAACCTTGCAAACACCGCAGTAACAGCGGGTAGTTACACACTAGCCAATATTACCGTTGATGCTCAGGGTCGTATTACTGCTGCAAGTAACGGTACAGCTGGCGGTGTAACAACATTCTCCGCTGGCACAACAGGCTTAACACCAAACACAGCGACCACTGGCGCAATTACCCTAGCTGGTACACTAAACGTAGCAAACGGTGGCACTGGTGTTACATCTTCTAGCGGTGCAAATAGCGTAGTATTGCGTGATGCCAACGTTAATATATCAGTAAATTCAATATTTGAAGGATATTCTAACGTTGCTGCTGCGGGTACAACTACAGTATTAACTGCGGCCTCTGTACCAAATTATGTTGTTACTGGTTCTGGCGGCCAGACATACCAATTGCCTGACGCCACAACATTACCAAACGGGGTTAATTTTACATTTAACAACAACCAAAGCAGCGGCACTATTGTTGTTAGAAATAACTCTGGCACCACTATTGTAACCATCCAATCTGGTGGCCTTGTTGACGTAAGTTTGTTAAGTAACTCAACAGCAGCTGGTTCGTGGGACGTGCACAACCTTGCACCATCTAACGTGTCTTGGTCAACCAACACACTAGATTACGCAGGTTCTATCACTTCTGCAACTTGGAACGGCGCTACTGTAGCAACTAACCGTGGTGGTACAGGACTCACATCCTTTACTTCTGGCGGTGCGGTGTATGCAACATCTACATCAGCCTTGACAACTGGCACACTGCCAATTGCTTCAGGCGGTACAGGCGCAACAACACTTGCTGGTGCTAACATTGCGGTAACAAACGCAACTAATACCTTCACCGCAACCCAGACATTTAACGGTACGACAAGCACCGTTGCAATGAAGACGGTTAACATTAACGAGCCAGCAACAGTATCCGCTACAGCGGCAACAGGCACGATTAACTTTGACATTACGACTCAGTCGATCCTGTACTACACAACCAACGCCTCTGGTAACTTCACCGTTAACTTCCGCGCTTCCTCTGGCACCACATTGGCCTCTGCCATGGCAGTTGGCGACGTGATTACAACCAGCTTTTTCTGTACCAACGGCGCAACAGCGTATTACAACAGCGCGGTGCAGGTAGATGGCACAGCCACTGGCGTTACAACAAGATGGCAAGGTGGTACAGCCCCAACCTCTGGTAGCGCCAGCTCAACAGATATATACAACTACGTGATCGTTAAAACAGCAGCAACACCGACCTACGCTGTGTTTGCGTCACAAACTAAATTCGCTTAGGGATAAACTATGGCACAATCTGGCTACACGCCAATAAGCCTCTACTACAGTACTACGGCAGCCACAGCACCGTCTAGCTCTAATTTAGCTAGTGGTGAGTTAGCAATCAACATCACCGATGGTAAGCTGTACTACAAAGACACTGGCGGCACAGTTCGTTTACTGGCCAGTAACGCCACGTCTACTCCCGTTACAACAATCAGCTTTGGTAGCACAGGATTAACACCAGCAACGGCAACTAGCGGAGCCGTAACAGTCGCTGGCACACTGGCCATTGCTAACGGCGGTACAGGCGCGAGTACATTGGCCGGTGCCAATATTGCTGTATTTAACGTGCCAAACACATTCACAGCACTACAGACATTTGCCGGCAGCACAACAGCCGCGTCACTCAAAACATCCAACATCAAGGAAGTTGTTACCATATCTGGCTCGTCTGTAAGTGGATCGTTTAACTTTGATGTACTAACCCAGTCAGTTTTGTACTACACAGCGGCGGCTTCTGGTAACTGGACGGTGAACTTTAGAGGTTCATCTACAGCAACGTTGAACTCCATTATGTCAGTTGGTGAATTGTTATCAGCTACTAGTTTAATTACCCAAGGCGCAACGGCCTACTACAACTCAGCAGTACAGGTTGACGGCACGTCTACTGGCGTTACAACACTATGGCAAAATGGTGCCCCTACAGCCGGTGATGCAAGTGCACTTGACTCGTACACATACGTTATAATTAAAACAGCCAGTGCGACGTTCACTGTACTCGCCACACAGACTAAGTTTATTTAATCAGGATTTTATAGATGCCACGTTTATCTAAAATTGGAGCAGCATCACTCGCAGCCTTTGGTTGGACTTCAGGCGGCGGAGTTACATCTGTTACAGCTAACTATCTTTTAGTTGCAGGAGGAGGTGGTGGTGGTGGTAATGGAACTCTAAATTACGGTGGCGGCGGTGGTGGTGCTGGAGGTTTTTTAACTGGAACTTCTACTTTTGCTATTAATAAAACATATGTAGTTACAGTTGGTGGAGGTGGCGCAACTGCAACTAATGGAACTAATAGCAGTATTGGAACTTTAACTGCGGCTGTTGGTGGTGGAGGTGGCGGCAGTATTTCCAATGGCTCTGCTGGCGGCTCTGGAGGTGGTGGGGCTTCAGGTGGATATTCAGGCGGAACAGCTACTTCAGGTCAAGGTTATGCTGGTGGCTCTGGTTATTCTAATCAAACTTATATTGCTGGAGGCGGTGGCGGTTCAAGTGCAGTAGGATTAAACGGAACAACTGGTGGCGGTGGTAATGGTGGTAATGGAACGGCATCTTCAATTTCAGGTTCTTCAGTAACATATGCTGGAGGAGGTGGTGCGGCTGGTGGTAATAGCGGAAATGGCGCTTATCCTAATGGCGGTACAGGCGGCGGTGGAACTGGTTATTACAATGATGGTGTAACCGTTCATGCTAATACTGCTGGGTCAATTAATACTGGAGGCGGTGGAGGTGCTGGAGGTAGTGCTACTGGTGTATCAAGCATTGTTGGTGCAAACGGTGGTACAGGAATTGTTATTATTTCTTACGCTGGCGCACAACAATTTACTGGAGGAACCGTTACTTCATCAAGTGGAAATACTATTCATACTTTTACTTCTTCTGGAATTTTAGTTGGAAATTCAGTAGTAACATATTCTTTAACTTATTTAGTTGTTGCTGGTGGAGCCGGAGGTGGAAATAACTCTGGTGGTGGTGGTGGTGCGGGTGGTGTTCTTACTGGTACTGTTACTATAGTGCCAGCTACAGTTTATACAATTACCATAGGCGCTGGAGGAGCAGCTCAAGCTACTACACAACAAGCAGGAAATAATGGATCTGATTCATCTATTTCATCTATTGCTGGAATAACTACATCAACTGGTGGCGGAGGCGGTGGCGGTTATGCTACTGCATCAAAAACTGGTGGTTCTGGTGGTGGTGGCGGAGGTGGAACTGCAACTACAGCAGCTTCAGGAACATCGGGACAAGGTAATGCGGGTGGTAATGGTAGCACCCTAAATCAAAACGGTGGTGGTGGCGGTGGTGCAGGCGCTACAGGTACGGCAGCCACAACGGTTTGTGGAGCTGGTGGTGTAGGTTTAGCCAATCCAATTACAGGTTCAACTGCTGGTCAACTTGTATCTTCAACCTATTATTTAGCAGGTGGAGGTGGAGGCGGTGGTGGTGGAGCTGCTGGAGCTGGCGGAAACGGTGGTGGTGGAGCAGGGTCTACTGGAAACAGTAGCGCAACTCCTACATCTGGACTTGTTAATACGGGTGGTGGTGGCGGTGGTCAAACAGGTGGTGGCTCAGGCACATCTTCTGCTGGAGGATCGGGTGTTGTTGTTTTATCCATACCAACAGCCAATTATTCAGGAACTACTACTGGTTCGCCAACAGTAACAACTAGCGGTTCTAATACAATTTTGACTTACACTTCTTCTGGTACATATACAGCTTAAAGGATTAAAAAATGACATATTTTGCAAAAGTTCAACCTAGTCAAGGCAACACTATATTTGTTGTAACTGAAGTAATTCGGGCAGATCAAGAATTTATTGATACACAAACTGGTCAATGGATTTTGACTGATTACAATACTTATGGAAATGTGCATTATGCACCTTCTCCTCCTGCCGAACCAATGACACCTGATGGCGGAACTCCAGTTCGTGCTAACTATGCTGGTATTGGTTATACATACGATACTAATTACACCATTGGTGCATATGTTGGCGTATTTTATGCTCCACAACCTTATCCATCTTGGATACTAAATACATCTACATTCCTTTGGGAAGCCCCTGTACCTTACCCTACAGATGGTGAAGCTTATGTTTGGAATGAAGCTATACAATCTTGGGTGCTTTTTGCGGGCTAATAAGGAATAAATCATGGCACAACTTGTATTTACATCATACAACACCCAAGGTAACAGCTACCCTAACGGCACACCACTGCGTGTTAACTACGCTGGTATTGGCTACACCTACGACCCAGAAAATGATGTGTTCATCGCCCCTAAGCCGGCAGATGACGCCATCCTCAACAACCAAACATGGCTATGGGAACTGCCCGTAACTGAACAACTATGAACTTACAAGAATTTTTCAACATAATACTGCCACTCGTTTTTGTTGGCATCGGATGGTTCTTAAAGGAACTATGGGCGGCTGTGCAGGCCCTTAAAATTGACCTGCATGACCTTCGCACCCACTTGGCAGAGAACTACATGCACAAGGACGACTTCTCAGATCGCTGGGAGGAAGTACTAAAAGCAGTTCACCGCATTGAAGACAAACTTGATCAAATGAGAAAATGAACAATGTACTCAAACAACTTCTAACTGGAAAAGACAATGTTACTTATGATATTGGCCGTGTTACTTGGCTGCTTGGGTTTATTGCTGTTATATCTCTGGCGGTATATCAAGTGATGTACTCCACCATTAGCCTGCGCGAAGTTGCTGAGGCACTCGGCATTGTAACTGGCGCCAGTGGCGCTGCAGTTGCTATGAAGGGCAAAACCGAACCAGATGAAGAAAACAAATGAACAAACTGCTATACGCTTTAATATTGGTGCCAGTTAACCTGATCGGGACTATTCTTACATTCCCGTTAGCATTCATCATTGGCATTATGTACTCAACCCAAATTGGCTGGTGTAACAACGCCACTGTTTGGCAGTCAGGCCCACGCCTCTTCTCCTTCTTGTCATGGTTTCAAACGCCAGACAACAGCCTAGACGGCGATCAAACATTCCGTGCTGAGCACAACCCATGCTGGTGGAGCAAAGTTCAATGGTTATGGCGTAACCCGTTCTACGGTTTTGACGTTAAGTTTATTGACGGATCAAGCGGCATGTCATACGCTGGTGATATTAATTGCAACGAGACACACCCCGGCACCATCCGCGTTGAGGGCCATAACCTGTGGCAGTACAACTCGTACCATTATGTTTTCGGCAAGATGATGATCTTAAACTTTGGACACAACATCCGCGCGCTGGTTGACCCAGCGTTCATTACGCCAGACCAGTGGCACGACAACACAGCACTAATCAAGAACTTCCCGGCAACGTTTGCCTTCACTATTAGGTTCGTATAATGTTTGGATTAAACCCATACTTTTTAATTGGAATTGCCGTAGCCATAGCGCTGTCTTTTGGCGGTGGCTTCACGCTAGGCCACAAGCTAGAGGCGGCGGTATTTAACCAGTACAAATTAGAGCAGACTGAGTTGGCTCGTAAGCAAGAACAGGCCCATCAGGCTGCCACAGACGAAATAAGGAAGAACAAAGATGAACAAATTGCTGCTATTAACTCTAAGTTGTTTGACGCTGTTAGTGAGTTGCGCAAGCGCCCCAGCAGGCCCACAACGATTACCAACGATGGACAAAATGGAACTGGGGCAACCCTTTACGCCGAGGATGCAATCTTTCTTACAAGGGAAGCTGCCAGAGCCGACATCATCCGCACAGCCCTCGAAGCCTGCTACAACCAATACGACCAAGTAGCCAAGTAGCCAAGTAGTCTATAATCCCCTAAAAAGGAGAAAATGATGAATAGGTTAGTGGTAATTGTGTTGTGGTTGTTGGGTGTTTTTGCGGTCATTCACTTAACCAACAAGTTTACGCACATTGAAGAAAATATCATGGCTATAGCAGAATCTACGCTATCTTTTATTACCCGTGAAGAAGGCGCAAAAAACAAGGCGTATAAAGACACTAAAGGACTCTGGACCATTGGCGTTGGGCACCTCATCAGGCCCGGTGAAGAGCATCTTATCCATGCCACACTAACAGACCAAGAAGTCAAAGACCTGCTTAAAAGCGATTTAAAGTGGTGTAG